CTTTTTGGCACCTATCCGCGAAAGTAATCGTTTTGTGGCTTAGGCTTGGATTGAAAGGATTTTGATGAAACCTGCGCGATTGATTTTTAGGAGTGCTGCTTGATGGCACGCACTGGAAGACCACCTAAACCAACTGAGTTGAAGCGTGCGCAAGGCAATGCTGGTAAGCGTGCTTTGCCTAAAGAGACCAGTATTGTTTTGTTGCCACAAGTGCAAGGCATCCCCGAACCATCCAGACCACTTCTCACGCATGGTCGCGAGATGTGGAACAGAATCTGGGAGACTGGCTATCTTTGGATTAGTCCAACATCAGATTATGAGCTGTGTTTGATGACTTGCGAGATGATTGATGAACGCTGGAATCTGCGAGTGAAAGTCATGCAGTCTGATGATGCGAGACTTCGCAGGGGTTTGCGAGAACTGGATAGAGTCATCATCAGCAATCTGTCGCTGCTTGGTTTCAGTCCAACTGATCGCACTCGCTTAGGTATTGCTGAAGTGAAGAAGCAGTCACGCCTTGAAGAACTGATGGCACGCAAGGCAGCTAAATGACTTGGCCACCAGCATGGCTCACTCGAGTCGATCCGAAAGCCATCGAGCGTGGTGATGGAGAGTTCGCTGCAGACTTCGCTGAAACTTTTGGTTCTATCGGTAAGGATGGCATCGCTGGTCGAGCCGGTGCGCCACTAATCTTGCGAGACTGGCAACGCAATCTGCTCAAGCATCTGTATGCGCGTCATCCTGATGGCGGTTACATTGCACAGACTGCACTGCTTGGTTTACCACGCAAGAACGGAAAGAGCGCATTGTCATCTGCAGCCATCGCACTATATTCGCTCTTTGCCGAAGATGTGCAAGGTGGAGAAATCATTGTTGCAGCTGCTGAAAAGGAACAGGCTCGCATTGTTTTCTCTGAAGCGAAACGCATGATTGAATCCACAGAGCTGAAGAACATTTGTGAAATCTATAAAGACTCAATCTATGTCCCTAGCACCAACTCAGTGCTGAAAGTGGTTTCTGCCGAAGCGTATAGCAAGGAAGGTTTGAACCCGTCTCGAGTCATCATTGACGAATTGCACGCACACAGAAACCGCGACCTATTCGATGTCTTCTCTCTCGCTATGGGTAACAGGGGAACTCTCGCTCAAATGGTTTGCGTCACCACTGCTGGTGTCAAGACAGATTCCACAGGTCAAGATTCAATCGCATATTCTCTCTATCAGTATGGCCAAAAGATTTGCAGGGGAGAGATCACTGATCCAACATTCTTCATGGCATGGTGGGAAGCACCAGCCGATGCAGACCATACACTGCCAGAAACATGGGCTATCGCCAATGCCGGCTTCAATGATCTGGTCGCTGAGTCTGACTTCGCATCAGCAGTGAAACGCACACCAGAAGCAGAATTCAGAACTAAACGCTTAAACCAGTGGGTATCATCCGCACAAGCGTGGCTGCCATCTGGAGCATGGAACCAGTTAGGCGAAGAGTTTGAGTGGAATCCTGATGACGAATATGTGCTTGGATTCGATGGCTCATTCAGTAATGACTCGACAGCTGTTGTGGCAGTGTCAGTGCCAACCGATGACCAGTTGCCGAAAGTCAAACTTGTGGCCACTTGGGAAAAGAACTTCGGAGTCGATGATGAGTCTTGGCGTGTCCCTATCGCTGAAGTGGAAGACACAATCATGCAGTGGTGTGCCAAATATCCGAAGGTGCGCGAGATCGCTTGTGACCCTTACCGATGGGCGCGAACGATGGAAGCGTTACAGGATGCCGGTTTACCAATCGTGGAATACAACACCACCTATCACAAACGCATGATTCCAGCGACAGCGAAAGTCTTTGATGCAGTAGTGGAACGCAAACTAATCCATGATGGCAATCCGGCTTTGGCACGCCATCTCGATAACTGCATCATCAAGATTGATTCACGCGGTCAGCGAGTAACCAAAGAGCATGGCAACTCGAAACGCAAGATTGACAATGCGATAGCATTCATCATCGCATTCGATAGAGCCACACAAGGTAAACTTGAAGAAGAAGAACTAATCCCACAGTTTTACGAATTTTAAGGAGACTGATGTTGCCACTAATTCTGCAAGCAGCAGGATGTGCAATTGTTTCTGTCGGTTTGGGCTTGGCATGGTTGCCACTAGGTGTGATAGCTGCTGGAGTTAGTCTTATCTTGTTTGGCCTTAGTTATGCGATTGGCAGGAAGTAAATATGCTTGAGAACCTTCTAGGCGAATCGCGTGCTATCTCTTTTCAGTCCATGTGGGCTGCCAATGACATTCCCCTGACTTCCACTGAGTCTGGCGCATTCGTCACTCAAGACTCGAGCCTAGAAGTCTCGACTGTCTTTGCTTGCATCAATCTGATTTCATCCACAATCGCAGCTCTCCCAATTGACGCATACCAGCGCATTGATGGAATGCGAGTCCCATTCAGACCAAGACCAGAGTGGGTGCTGAAACCAGACCTTGAGTGTTCACGCATCGAACATTTCCAGCAAGTCATCGTTTCACTGCTTCTTGATGGTAACGCGTTCATCCGTATCTTCCGCAAGAATGGTGTCATCGTTTCGCTAGTCGCTCTTGATCCAACTAAGGTCAGAGTCGAGAGAGTCGCACTAGGTCGGCTCAAGTATTTCTACAATGAGCAAGAAATCAAAGCGGATGACATTCTGCACATTCGCGATCTGGTGCGTGCAGGTCATGTGCGTGGCATTTCGAGAATCGAAATCTTGAAAGAAGAGATTGGTCTCGCATCGGCTTTGCGCTCATTCGCGTCACGCTTCTTTGGTCAAGGTGGCACAGCCAATCTAGCCATCGAGCATCCATCAAACCTGACACCTGAACAGGCCAAAGGTTTAGCAGACTCAGCAAACAACCGGCATGGCGGTTATCGTAAAGCACATCGAACCATCGTGGTTACTGGTGGCGCATCGGTGAAGAAACTTGGCACTGATCCTAATGAAGCACAGATGGTGGAAGCACGCCGGCTGTCTGTCGAGACTATCTGCGGATTCTTCAACCTTTCGCCATCAATGGTGGGTGCGACTACTGCTGGAGCCATGAGCTATGCATCGGTTGAACAGAACTCACTCAATGCTGTCAGATTCTGTTTCCAGCCAATCATCCAGAAACTAGAAGAAGCCTACTCGAGCCTTATCGAACTGCAACGCGCATTCGTGAAATTCAATCTTGACTCATTGTTGCGTGCAGACTATGCCACTCGAGTGCAAGGCTATTCATCAGCGTTGCAATCTGGCTGGATGACTATCAATGATGTGCGCTCGCTGGAAGACATGAAACCAGCCGAAGGCGGAGACGCTTTCAGAGTGCCACTAGCGAATGTCAACTTGACTGCAGCAGACTTGACTGAGACTGACAAGAAGGTGTTAATGGCTCAGAGACTTATCCAGATTGGATTCGAACCGACAGCCACACTTGCAGCATTTGGTCTGCCAGAGATCACTCACACAGGTGTGCCATCAGTGCAGCTGCAAGGTGTCGCACAGATTGATCCTGAAGCACCACAGGATGTCTATCAGCCATGAGCCTAATCAGTTCTGGACAGCAAACTGTTGGACTCACAGCAGTGGCTATTGATGGTGTGTCAACTAACCCATACCGGCTGCATCTCCACAACAATGACAACACCAAGAATCTTTATGTGGGCAACAGCAATGTCACAACATCCAATGGTCTAAAACTTGATGGCGGAATGATTCTCGAGTTTGTGGTCAGTCCAAACTCGCAACTGTATGTGGTGTCAGATTCGGGATCACATCAAATCTCATGGTTAAGGATTGATGTCTAATGCCTTATTGGATTGCCGGTAATGGTGCAGTAGCTGACTGCTCTGGTTGGGCTACAGTCAAAGAAACCAATGGCACGCTCGATGTGCTTGGCTGTCACCAATACAAACAGGATGCCATTGACCAAGCCATCGCTATCAGTCTGAGCGAAGGTGACGCGTCACTCTATAAAGGCGAGTAT